CACCTGAAACTATCGATAGAAACATGTTAGTAGGTCAGATATTTATCCAACCTACAAAAACTGCTGAATTTATCGTATTAGACTTTGTAGTACAACCAACCGGAGCTGCTTTTCCTGAATAATTTTTAGGAAAGTGATATTTATTATTATAGGAGATAAATAATGGCCGAACTTTTAGAAGCAAACGAAATATTTTACACACCATACGAACCGAAATTAAAAAATCGGTTTATCATGGAGATTGATGGTATACCAGCTTTTACCATAAAAACAGCACAAAGACCTCAAATAACTTTTGATGAGGTTGTTTTAGAACATATGAATGTTACTAAGTATGTTAAGGGTAAAGGGAGATGGCAGACATTACAAATTACAATGTATGACCCGATTGTCCCATCAGCTGCTGCTTCTGTTATTGAATGGGTAAGACTACATCATGAATCAGCTACTGGTCGTGATGGATATCAAGACTTTTACAAGAAAAATGTCAATTTTAATGTATTAGGACCTGTAGGTGACATTGTTGAAAAATGGACACTATATGGAACTATGATTCAAGACGCTAGTTTTGGTGACTTAGACTTTAGTTCTTCAGATCCAGTTGAAATAACACTAACATTAAGATACGACTACGCTATACTTGAATTCTAAAGAAAAGTTGTAATACATACAACAAGGAGTTATAAATGTCAGAGCATAAGTTCCCTACGGAAGTTATAGATTTACCATCTGGTGGAAAGGTCTATCCAAAAGATTCACCACTTGCTGAAGGTAAAATTGAATTAAAATATATGACCACCAGAGAAGAAGACATTCTTATGTCTGAGAACCTTATTAAGAAAGGTGTGGTGATTGATAAACTACTAGATAGTTTGATTGTTACAGAAGGTGTAAATCAAGCCAGTTTAATATTAGGAGATAAGAACGCTGTATTGGTTGCTTCTCGTATCCTTGCATATGGTCCTAATTATACTGTTGAGGTAACAAACCCAAATGATCCTGAACAAAAGGTAGAACATACATTTGACCTTACAAAGTGTCCGTTTAAAGAAACATCTAAAGATGTTGATTATACAGATAATTCATTTGATTATACTACCGAGATAGGTAAGAATAAAATTAAGTTTAAGTTATTAACTGGTGTGGAAGAAACCTTAATAGAAAAAGATTTAAAACAATCTGCTAAGTTTGGATACTCTAGTGATATTACAACCAGATTAAGATATACTATTACAGAGGTAGATGGTGATAATAAACCAGAAACAATAAATTCATTTTCACAGAATATGCTAGCCCGTGATTCTGTAGCATTGAGAAGTTACATTACAGAAATTTCTCCTGATATTGACTTGACATCAGAAATAGAAATAGGGGGTGAAACAGTTAGCGTGTCAATTCCGCTTACTGTTACGTTTTTTTGGCCTCAAGCCGGAAAATAAGTTAGATATACATCAAAACATATTTTACTTTATATATGGTATGCCTGGATTTACATTTGATAGTGTATATCATATGCCAATAAATTTAAGAAACTTTTACTTTCGTCAATACACAGAGTTAAGAAAGAAAGAAAAGGAACAGATGGATGATGCTCAAACAAAACAACAACCAACAATTCCTCGTAGATTTTCACCTAAATAACTCTTTTCTTTATATTTATTAATATATTAGGAGAACTACATCATGTCGTATATGAGTGACAAAGCAATATTGAAAGAAGGTATAATTGACTTGATTGTTAAAAAATTCCTTTTACCTAAAGCTCTTAAAAAAGATAAGGGATTTCAAAAACAAATCAAGAAATTAGATAAAGCTATTTCTGAATTTGAAACGGCAGCTAATGCTGAGTTGAAATCACTTGATCCCAAAGCAAAACCAATAAAAATTGATCGTAATAAACCTTTATTCTAATGGCAGAAGAAAAAACATATAAAGATGTAGAAAAGTTAATTGAAGCTCAAAGAATTGCTAATGCTGCTCAAAGAGAAGGTGGTGAAATTACTAAGAATTTGGGTAAACTATTAGATTTACAGGTTCAAAGGGCTTTAAAATATAAGGATATCTCAGCCGAAACTAATAATATAATACAAAATAGAACAAAAACAATTCAATCCATCGCTCAAATTGGTAATAAAACTCTTAAATCTCAAGAAAAATATAAACTACTACAACAGAATATTGGTAAAACAGAAAGTAAATTAGCCGAAGCAAGAGTTAAAGATGCGATGACCGGAAAGAGGAAGGGATCATTTCAAGCGGGATATAATCTACATGTTGAAAAAGCCTTAAAATCAGATTTAAAGTCTTTGAAGGTGGGAGAAGCTACATTACGAACACAAGCAAAAAGAGAAGAGATTATTGAAGGATTAACAGAGAAAGCTAAAAAACTCAAAAATGCTTTAACTATTGGCGCCGTTGTGGGTATATTTGCTTCTCTAGCTGCCGTCACAATAAAATTTGGTCAAAAGTTAGATGAAATTGGAAATACATTTGGTAGTTTAAATGTAATGGGTAGTGAGTTTCAAGACACATTAATATCACAAGGAAACTCTGTTACTGCTTTAGGTTTTGGTGTTCAAGATGTTGCTAATATAACAAACACACTAGCATCAAATTTTGGAATGAATGTTGATGAAGCTTCTAAGTTATCAGGTAAAGTATTAGATACAGGTAAAGCTTTAGGATTATCAGCCGATGAAGCAAGTAATCTTTTTGGTACATTAATGACGGTTGGTGGTTTAACTGCTAAACAAACAGAAGAATTAACCGAAGGTGCTTTTCAATTAGCCAGACAAGCTGGAGTTGCTCCAGCTCAAGTCATGAAAGATATTGCTGGTTCGGCTGAAACCGTTGCTTTATTTACAAAGGATGGTGGTAAAAACTTACTTGAGGCTGCTATTTCAGCTAGACAACTTGGAATCAGCATAGATTCTGTTGCTAAATCAGCAAGGGGTGTATTAAACTTTGAAGAGTCTATTGCTAAAGAAGTAACAGCATCAGCGCTGACTGGTAGACAAATAGATTTAAGTAAGGCTAGACAACTTTCTTTTAATAAAGATATAGCTGGATACAATGAGGAAATAACAAAACAAATACAGGCACAAGGTGATTTTGGTGCTATGAGTGTTTTTGAACAAGAAGCATTAGCTGATCTTTTTAATATGAATGTTGCAGAGGTATCAAGGATATCACAGGGATTGGAAGATGTTTCAATAAAAGGTGCTTTAGCTGCTAATAGTTTTGAAGGTTTGGTTGGAAGAGATTCCATGTCAAACATATCAAGTTTAATAGGTTCATTTAAACAACTTGGTGCTATCTTAACAGATGCCTTGGGTAAAGGTTTAGAAGATTCAATTGGTGGATTAAAAGACTTTTTAGCAAACACAAAAAATCTTGATAAATTAAAAGCATCATTTACTGAAATAGGTCAAAAAATTGGTGAGATGGTAACCAGTTTTTCTGAGTTTCTTACAAATAGCGGTGGTATTACAGCTATGGCTTCTGGTGTAATGGCATTTGCTAACGGAATATCAAAAGCAGTAGGGATGTTACCACTTTTGATAGGTGGTTTGGTTGCTGCAAAAGCTGCTGCAATCACTTTTAGTATAGGAGCATCATTAGCAACTTTACTAACAGGAGGGCTATCGGGTGGAGCTATTGGGATTGCAGCGACAATAGCAGCTGTTGTTGCTGGGATGGGGACTTTTGCTGCGTTAACGCCAAAAGCCCAAACAGGTATAACAGGATTTGGTGGTGGTAATTTAATGGTTGGAGAAAGTGGTCCAGAAATAATGAATGTTCCAAGAGGAACAAATGTAACAGGTGCTGAAACAACACGGCAAATGATGGGTGGGAATGATAATAAAGATGTTGTGAATGAACAAAAAAGAACTAACGAAGGTATTGCTACATTAACAAGTGCAATAACAAATCTAAATATAACTGCTGGTCGTGGTACTTTAAAAGTTGCCATGGAACCTGCTCTTGGTGGAAGGGGACTATAATGGCATTAGAATCATTAGCAGACGCAATAGCTGCCTTAGAAGCTTCAGGAGGTGGGGGTGGTAATAGTGGTCAAAGTAATCCACCGACTCCATATAATAGTAAATTAGCAAGTAAAGTTATTCTTGGGAATCCAAATACAACAACTCATAAACTTCAAACCGGTTTATTTAGTGGTCTTGGTACTTACGATAAATTAACTAGTGAAGCTATATCTAGTAGAAAATTTGATATAAATAATTTAGGTGAAAATGCTCAACTTGGAGAGGGTGGTTTTACATTAGGAACTCTTTTTAAACATAACCATAGAGGTTCACCACAAAGGGGAACTATAGATACTGGTAAAAAAGATTACCAAGGTAATGCTATAACAATTAATACCGGAAGAGCTGGAATAGGTTCTTTGGGTAACTTAGATATAAAAGGATATTCTGGTTTTAGTAGGACAGGTCTTTTAGGTCCTGTAGCTGAAGGTTTATTTAGAATAGCTACTTTAGGTCTTGCTGGAAGAACTGCTGATGCTATTGGTGATTTTGGTAAAGAACCTTATATTGTACATAATATTCCACAAGGTGGTTTTGGTTCTTATCTTCAAGGAGTAGGTCAGAATAGAGATACAATACCTTGGAGAGCAGCTCTTGACGATGTATCAAGATTGGCTCAGTTTTACACTTCACCTGCTGGTATTGCTTTTATGTTAAAAGAAAATATCACTAATAATTTAATAGGTGATGCTGAGTTTAGAACACTACCAATTAATCCACTTGCTGGCATCATGGCTCCGCCCATACCACTCATAAACACAGGATTTTTAAATCTATTCGGTCTTTCTGGAAAAATACAAGGTGCTGGATTAGGTAGTATAAGAAAACCATTTAAAATTCAGTATTCTGATAAAGCTGCTGTTGGATTACCTTTTAATACGATAGGTGATCGAACCATAGCTATGGATCAAATATTAGCTAGAACACAAATACCATCTACTAGTTTTTTACCAGTGGGTATTAAACAAGGATTAGCCAAAATACGAGATGGAGCATTAAGTAGAATAGATGAAGTTCAAGATTTTACTCAACTACCGTTTATTCAAAAACCAACTCCATTTCATGGTTTAAAATCAGGACCTAAGTATAAACCAAAAGACACTTTTATGGACACAGAAGGAGTCCTAGAAAACCTTCAAACATTATCTGTGTTTGAGAAAAATATAGCACCAAAAGAACAGACACAAGATATTAAAGATGGTGACTTTTATGTAAGATTTAAGGATTTAAGAGGTGGTGGAAAATGGCTTTACTTTAGAGGATTTGTAACCGGTATAACAGAAAATGTCAGCCCATCGTTTACTCCGGTAAATTATATTGGTAGAAGTGAAGCTGTTTATATGTATGAACGAGCTGAAAGAGATATAAGTTTTAACCTTAGAGTATACCCAACTAATGAATTACAATTTAAAATGATGTATGAAAAAATAAATCATTTAACATCATTGGCTTATCCCAATTATTTAGATGATGGTACTGGTTTAAATAGAATGCAACCACCATTTACAGAACTTTATATGGCTCATATAGGAGATTCAGATAAAGGTCAGTTTGGATTTATAAAATCAATATCATATACTGTACCTGGTGAGGGTGATTGGGACGCTATTCGAGCATTACCAAGGTTATTTGATATATCAATATCATATCAGATATTAAGTAAAAGACCACCAGGATTAAAAACTGGTAGTACATATACTAATAAATTTTATGGGGGTGGTAGATAATGGCTAGATACAATAGAGTTCAAAAATATGCTAATAAAGGTATATCATCAGTAGGAACAGCATATCTTCCAAAACATGAAAATAAAAATTCTGATATTCTTCTTATCGCTACACAAGGTGATAGGTGTGATTTAATAGCACAAGAATATTACGGAACAACTGAACTATGGTGGTATATCGCTTCCGTAAATAATATATCATCTAATAACATCGAGGCTGGAACTCAGTTGAGGGTGCCTATTTCAACAGAACAAGCAGTTTTAAAATAAAATGCCAATAAAATTATCCCACAGAGCCTTTGGTACGCCAGTAGCAAAATATATTAGAGATAAGTTTTTAGAATTAGAAAACATTGGGGTTGCTTCTCCTAATGGGGAAGTGAACCCTACATCTCAAAACTATTTAGGAGATAGAACTGCATTTGTCAGAATGTGGAGTCCGCTGTTGATTAAGAGTTCGGTAGGTCAAGAAATAGTATATCATACCGTAAATGATAATAGAAACTTAGATTATGCGCCAAATGAAACTTTAACCGGTAATATAGTAAATGAACTTAACGATAATAGATATTTAAATCCAAAAGCTGGTATAACTTCTATAAGTAGTAAAACAGAAGGACCATTAGGATCTGTAAGAAGAACCGAAGTTCAATTTATTGTTCATAATAAAACAGATTTTGATACTATATATGTGCCTTATTTTTTAAAACCAAATGCTACTATAGTTTTAGATTATGGTTGGTCGGATACAAATTTATATGATATAAATGGCGTTATCGATAATGTTGATACAGAACTTAAAGATTTTAAAAAATTTATATATGGTATTCCAAAAGAAGGTCCAGGTAGAGAAACAGCATACGTAGATGGTGATGGTGAGTTAAAGTACAAAGACGGTGATGATGTTATAGAAATGAAGTATGATAGGGCTGGATTTGTAAATGAAAATGATGGAAAGGTTAATGTAGAAATAGGTTCAGTTTTTGATTTTAGTTCAAAATTAAATAACCAAGGTAGTTATGAGTGTTCATTAACATTTATAAACCAAGGTGCTTCACTTTTAGATGCAACTATTACAGAAGAAAATGGATTAAAATATTTGTTTACAACTCAATTTGAAGAAGTATTAATTGAATTATTAAGTTACACTTATAAAAGTGAAGAATCTTTCACAACAGATCAGTTTTTACAATATGATGTTTTAACTGCTAATTCTAAACAAGAAGTACGAGAGAGATTTTACAAAAATTTAGGTTTAGCTAGTTCACTTACTGGTGCTAAAGAAACAGTTGGTACTTTAAAACTTAAAAATATTAGTAGTGGTATTTTTTATCAAGATACCAATTTGGTTTTTGGTGATGCTGCTAATCAAATAGATTCTGGATACATTTCATATGGTTTATTTGAAGATTTATTTTTAAACACCCTAGTTTTAGAAAATCTAAGTGAGGATCAAACACATTCAGTTCAGTACTTATCACATGATTGCTTTATCAGTTATGATGAAAATCTTCTATTAAGACAAAAAGAATTGCCGGCTAATAAAGAAGGGTTGAGTCTATTTTTATACCCCCCAAAATCAGCAGAAACTTTAAGAGAGGGGTATAACTCCCGTACTCAATTTAAGTCCTTAAATAAGTCACAAACAATAAAGGTATATAAAGATATGTTGAGTGGAAACCATGAGGGATTTACCAAACCAATTTTACCGTTGCGGGATTTATTTATTTCAATAAAACTAATAACAAAGGCATTTGAATCAAAACAAAATATTAATGATGCTTTAGACGATATTATTGAGGGTTTAAATAAAGATTCATATGATGTTTTTAAATTAAAAATGGTATCGGTAAATAAATCATATTCTTCAATAGGATTAACTGATATAAATCTACATAAAGGATATGGAAAGGAAACTTTAACTTTTGATATTACCGAAAATTCAATTGTTAGTAATATTGATTTTTCTTACAGCACTCCTAAAGGTGCATTTGCTAATGCTATTGCT